AAGAAGAAAACACTGAAGAGAAAATAATTCAACAAATTGAGTTTTAGTTGTTGACAAGAATAGTATTACCGATAATAATTCACATTAAAGCTTGCCAAAGACTTAAAACGATTCGCAACAGAAGGGGAGTAATTATGAAGGTGGAAACGCAAGGGTGGGGTAGTTCAATGGTGGCTACCAAATATATGTATCAAGAGATAAAAGAAGCTAAAGAGTTGCTTGTTGAAGAACTTGTTAGTCTTGAAATGTTGGATGAGTCAGACGCAGAGAAGCAACTAAATTGCTTGATGAAAATGCTGGCATATAACTATAAAGCAGATACAGGTGAAGAGATAAGGGAGGAAACACCATGAGTAAATTAGAAGATTACATTCAAACAAACATAAGTGATTACGTCATTGATTCATGCGGCTACGCAAATATTAAGGACAAGGATGTGGAAGAAGAGCTTCGCATACTCTCAGAAGAAGATGAGAACTTCCTGGACGAGGTTCTTAGTCACCACATTAACGATGTAACTGAGGCTCAGATACTACTCACCAGAGCTATGCATGGCGATTGGATGGCTGGCATTAAGTACTTTGGCATGATTAAGAAAGGCATGAAGTCATACTTAGCCTATGTGATTGATGACATGGCGTGTGAGGGTCTTTTGGAGAAATGGCAGGATGATTACGCCAAAGAATACGCCGAAGAACAGAGAATGTCGGAGATGAGTCATGGCTAAAAGAGGGCATAAAGACCTGCACCCAAAGATTATATCTATGGCAGAGAAAGGCATGAAGGGTACTGACATAGCTGCTGAATTAGGGTTAAGTCCAAACAGTGTCAGGACGATATTGTTTAACAACGGGGTGAAGTTAAAGACCCCAAGGGGTAGGCCAATGGTGGACAACCCCGTTAGAAATAGATTCAAGGTTCCCAAGGTACACAAGGGGCCAGAGAGAGTATTGCCAGACCCATTTAGGAGGAGATATGAGTAAACCATTGATAGACATTGAAGGCATCTTAATGAGTGCCATTGAAAAGTTTCCGAAAGAAACAAGCACCCTTGATGTATGCGAAGAAATGCTGAGCATGGCGATTTCACAGGCGCAATTTGTAGGATTGCCTAAAGGTTTGTTCTTGAAATCGGTCTCAGATATGTGGGATGAGACTGAGTCGCAGGAAAATCATGGGGAGATACACTAATGAAGACTAGCGAATCATTAAAACACTTTGCACCAGCGTTCAGAAAGGCACAGAGCGAGATGGAAGCTGTAAAGAAAGACCAAGCTAACCCATTCTTTAAGTCTAAGTACGCGAACATTGAGTCAATAATTGACTGTGTTACGCCAATCTTGAGCAAGAACTACCTGTCCTTTTCACAGCACCCAGTGTCTACGGAAAGGGGAGTGGGTGTTACAACCATCCTAATGCATGATTCAGGTGAGTGGATACAAGAGTCCTACACTTTACCCATAGCCAGCCCTAAGCCCCAGGAAGGTGCTGCTGCGATTACATACGCCAGAAGGTATGGTCTTCAATCCATCTGTGGATTACGCGCCTATGATGATGACGATGGCGAGAAGGCAATGGGACGATGAGACTAATAGACTGCGAACAAGGTAGTGAGGAGTGGTTAAAGGCTAGACTAGGAGTACCGTCTGCCTCTAACTTCTCCAAGGTTCTTACAACAAAAGGAACACCGTCAACCCAAGCTAAATCTTATGTTGATGCGCTAGTAGCAGAAGCCATTACAGGTGAATCCACCTATGTAAAGGTAACTGACGCCATGCAACGTGGCACTGAGATGGAACCCTACGCTAGAGATAGATACATACTAGAGACTGGGAACCAAGTTCAGGAAGTAGGCTTTTGTCTTCACAATGATTATCAGGCTGGTGCAAGCCCAGATGGTTTGATTGGTGACGATGGAGGTTTAGAAATCAAGTCACCCTTGGGAGGTACTATGGTATCTTATCTAAGGGGTGGCAGGTTGCCCAGTAAATACTTTCAGCAGGTACAAGGCTGTATGTATATCACTGGTAGGAAGTGGTGGGATTTCATGGCATACCATCCAGACATGAAGCCCCTGATAGTTAGAGTGGATAGAGATGAGGATTTTATATCTTGTCTTGATGAAACTCTAAGAAAGGTAGTGGATGAAATTGAAAGACTAGTTAATGAATATTCGGAGGAATAATGGAATACGATAACACTAACAGGGGTGCGGTTTGGAAGAACGAAACTGATAACCCTAAAGCACCAGCACTAAAAGGCGAGTGCAACATAGACGGGACTGACTATCTAGTAAGTGCCTGGAAGAACGACACTTCAGGCAATCCTAAAAGGCCAGTGCTTAGTTTCTCTTTTGAGAAGAAGCAAGCTAAGGCTAAAGCCCCTGAACCCACTGCAAGCTTTGAGGATGTTCCGTGGTAGACCATTTTGGGAATGTGTTAAGGAGGCTCCATGAATCTTCTGGAGTCTCACAATACAAAATTGCTAAAGACATTGGGATGGCCTCCTCTAACTACAACGCTATGTTGAATAGGAAGGATATGAAGTGTTCCACGTTCTTTACTGTTTGTGATGCGATGGGCTATAAACCGGAGGATGTATGCCAGTATCTGCGGTAGCTAATGATGTTTCAGATTTGAAGAAAATCTTTAAGGACATTGACAAGCTAATCAAGAAGACTGGTTTTGCTAACATAGCCTACTCTGATGGGGGGATGAAGGTGGAGGACTTCACCCTCTCCTCCCTGTCTCAGAAAGCCCTTAAAGCGATTTGGACAAGAGAGGCTGCAAAGCATAACTGGAAGACAGAAGACGTTGATGAGGCCATGTACGAGGGCATGAATCGGTGGCTTAAAACTAAGTGTTATAGCGACACTAAGGAGAAGTTTCTTCTGAGGTTTATTAAGAACCCAGAGGGAGGCGAGAAGGCAGAGGTTACAAGTTCTTCTAACTGGACTGTTGGAGAGATGACATTCTTCTTGGACTGGATGCAAAACTTCTGCGCCAAAGATGGGTTAATCTTAGAAGCAAAGGGAGAGTATCTTGAAAACACCAAAGCTCAAAATAGTTAATAAAGAAAAAGTAAAAGAAGCGTTGGCTGAAGAACTAACACCGAATGAGATGAAGCTTCTTAACGAGAGTAGGAGAGCGTTTACTGATAAAGAAATATCATACATAGAAAAGAACAAGCCATATCTTTTGGCATGTAATCAAAAAGAAGACATAAGAGACATTACTAATAGTGGATTCTCTTTGATGTCTAAGGAGTTCAGCATTGAACTTCTGTCAAGAAGGTTTGCGTTTTACGAAGAAACATTAATAGGTAGGAAGGTTGATACTGCACATGATTTGAGAATGAGGTCATTGAGAGCAAGGGACTGCTTAATGAATGACTTTTACTTTGACACATTGAAACCAGTTAAGGAATAACTATGGGCGATAAATGGGATAACGTATCTGTTAGGGCTGCTCCAGACCCGCAACTATTAGAGTATTGCGAGACAGAGAAGCAGAAAAAATACCTTACTGCTTGGATAGAGCTTGGAACTTCTGCTGCTGCCGCAAAGGAGCTTGGATGTAGTGAATTCAACATCAGGGCATCTAAGAGAACTGTCGAAACAAATGCGGCCAAGAAAGGCTGGCAGAAGTCAGATAATCATGTACCGGACGGGTATAAAGTAAAGGGGAAATCAACGCTACTTGATTCTGATGGCAATACTAAAATCCAGTGGGTCAAGACCGAGGTAGATAAAGAAAGACAAGAAGAAATAATGAGGGAGCTATGTGAAAACCTCACTGAGAATATAAAACCCTGGCCTGTAATCAAGGCTCCGAAGAAAGTTGATAAAGACTTATGCTCAGTGTACACAATCACTGACTATCACATAGGTGCATACTCCTGGAATGAGGAGACTGGCGCTGACTGGGATATTAAGATTGCAGAGGATACTTTATACAAAGCATTCGGGGATATGATTAATGGAACCCCAGACTCCGAACAGGCAGTATTCGTTCAGATGGGAGACTTCCTACATTGGGATGGTCTGACCTCCGTAACCCCACTAAACAAGCACGTTCTTGATTCAGATGGTAGATAC